AGAATTTTGAAGAAATAAAGGAGGTGCAGGCCCTCGCCGCCCCCTTTTACTCTACCGCTTGCCCTGCCATCATCAGGCCGGGTAGGGCAACTCCCGGCGACGGCCCAGGGGCCGTTTCGGCTATTCTTTTGCCTCTAAGCGGCGGAGTATTTCGGATCTAAGCCGTTCTGCATCCCGGCTTAATTTAGCCTCAGATTTCCTGCTCATTTTATTGCTGGCTTTTACATACTCAACAACAACATCCTCAAACTCTTTAAGCAAATCCTTGTTACTTTTTAATGTTTCGCTGTTTCTGCTCATGCGTCTGTACTCCTTTCCCACCTGCCATCATCAGCGCCGGGAGGTGATCTCCGGCGGACGCCCCGCAGGGCGTTTCGGCTTACATTTTGGGGAGGTTCTCCAGTGCGGCCTTTCTGGTTGCCCCAAACCAGGGCTTCTGGATCACACCGGGGGCCGGGAGGAATGCCCAAGTTTCGGGGGAGTAGTCGGCATATTCGAGGATGCCCTCCTGGAGAAGATCACCGACGGTTCCGACGACACCGAAGCAGACCTCTTTATCGTCGCTCCACACTTTGCGGAGGCTTCCCTCATAATTGCGTTTTTTCATGAATTTCATCGTGTTTCCTTTCTGCCCTCGTAGCCTCCGGGGCGGGATCGTTTTGGCCTTAGTTGTACTTCCGAAGAAGGTCCTGCATGACCTCGTAGACCTCGGAGCCTTTCTCCGGCTCGATGTCCCAGCCCCGGTCGTAGCTCACCATGACCTGCTTACCGACCACACCCCTGGCAGCGATCCAGAGCTTAGATACTCGGCCACCGTCAATCCCGAATTGGGACCCTTCATCGTAGTGCTTCACCTGGAATTCATAGACCGTACCAGATGCCGCCTTAAAAGTTCCTTCACTCCACATCTTCAAGTCCTCCTTTTAGTGGCCCTCGTGACCTCCGGGGCGGGCTTTTACTTTTACACCATGATGATGTAGCCGTTTCCCATCTCCTTGAAGCGGATTGTCCGGCAATCGTCGCTGTCCAGGAAGTCAATTTCCAAGTTCTGGACCCCAATGACCAC